CCAAAGTGTGATGCTAAACCCATTTTAATCTCCAAATACACGTAAGATACGCAGTCTTGTGTAAAGCTTGCTAGGTCAATCTGCGCAAATAATTAAGTTCCTAGATTTGGGGGTGATAGTACCAATTACACTGCTTATGCGCAAGCTATTTTATTTGCCTTTTTGAGGTTGTCTGTTTTAGGAATTACTTGCAGATTCCAAGGCACATGCAGTCCACACACGATGTCATTTATTAGTGGGATTATATGGTCTACTTCATACCGAACACCTGTTAATTTTGTTATCTTTTGTGCTTCTGTATAGAGCTGTTTTATATCTTCTCTCTGCTCTTTTGTTAACCATGCAGGGGTAGCTTCGCGGTGCCTGCGTCTACGAGCGTTACCTAATACTCTGTAATACTCTGGATTGTTGACCTTATGGTTTCGTTTAAACTTGTTTTTTGTTTCTGTTGGTCGCGCAGCAGCTTTAGCTTTGACTAAATCTTTGTTTCTTTCATAGTACCGTTTACCTGCGGCTTTCGATGCTTCTGATTTGGGTAGTCCTTTACGGCGCTCGTTATCAGTAACCCAATCTTCTCTCATGCACTCAGTACAGCATCCTTTTGTTTTGCGCGGAGCTACGTGCCCGCGTGTGCAAGGTTTACCTGTAAAATAAAATTTAGCACCTGTACGCTTTGCTTCTTCTCTTGTAGCTGGGTATTCCATGCTTTTCTCCGATATGTGATTTGACACGGGAAATCATATCACAAAAAGAAACCCCCGTAAAGGGGGCTTCCATAAACACGTAAGTGCTTGATTTTACTTAGCTTGTACCTGGTGAACCGTACACACCTAATGGATCTGAGAACCCAAAAGAGTAACGTTCACGAGCACGGAAACGTAAGTTCCCAGTATCAAAATCTCCGTCTGTAGAAGTAGATAACGGAGTTCTAATGAAATGTTTCAAGCCATTTGGCACGTCAGTCAACAAGAACCAACCGTTATTGTCGGTTAACCAGTGATTGAGTGTATAGCCTTCTGGAATCGCGCCGTTGTTTTTGAGTGCGTTAACGTCATTATCAGCTGTACCAACCCGTAATTCAGTTTCAAGCAAACGAGTTGCAACGAATTGAAGTGAAGGAGGGATAACTAATTTTTTAGGTTTAGCTGCAATCAAAAGACCACGTTCGTCAGTCCAGCCAGCGATTTGAATAACAGCCGCTTCAAGTGAAGTTTCGTTTAAATCTGCTGCTGTAGCAGGACGGTTACTAACAGTTGAGCCGTTGATTAACGGATGGTTAGTTACAGTGCCTGAGCCGTTAGTACCAAACAATGACACACCATCACCACCTAAGTAGTTTTGGTTAAAGCCGTTGTTTAAGATATTAGCCGCTTTAACTTGTTTTGTGTATGCCATACCACGAGCTAAGTCTTTGGTATAACGAGCTGACAATGAGTCATACAAGTTATCTTCCATCGCTTCTTCAGTGATAGCAAAACCATAAGCAATAGTTTCGTGGGTATAGCGTGTTGACCATGCTTCTTGCGCAGTGTCGTAAGACATTGCTTGGCCTTCGTTTTTGGTTGGCGCAGCGCCAAAACCAGCGAGTTTTAATTCTTCTTCGAATGAACGATCAGAACTTTCAATCTCAAAGATTTCTTTGTGCTCTTCACCATAACGCGCGTACTCATTACCAAATAAGGCGTTCAGCCCAGGAATGAGTTCTTTTATCTGTTGGGATCTAGAAATAGCAGCCATTGATTAAGCTCCTGTAGTTTGACGATAGAAATGAACACCTAACTGGTAGGTGACTAATGCTTCTACAAATGTACCATCAGGAAGCGCTGTGTCTTTTACTAAATCAACAATACGGAATGGTAGCGTCGCTGTAGTTGCTGCAACAGCAAAGTTAGCTGATACCAAACTGTTTCCAGTTGAGGTGCTCATTGGTACTGATGGTTGGTAGTAACCAATGTTTTTACCCACTGCGGCAACAGTAGCTGCACCAGAGGTGTATAGCGTACCTGCGTTAGTTAAGGTAATTTTTAACACCGCTTCTGGGTCTTCGCAGACAAGTGCCATAGCATCAGATGCTACAGTGCCTGTTGGCCAGAATTGTTTGTTAACGAAGTATTTTAAGTTAGGGTCTGTAAAGCTACAGCCTAAGAAGATACCTACAGGTTTAACGGTTGGAAAAGTGCTTTGTGTTACGTTAGAGCCAGAAGCGTTTACGCGAACAATATAACCACCAGAAATACCCACTAAATCGCCAAAGCCAATGTTTTCCGCATAAGCAGAAGCAATAGGTAATTGACGTACCGCGCCAGCGTAAACTTGACCACCGATCAAGTTAACTGGATTGAATCCTTGGATTCCTACAGCCATAATTTCCTCCAAATAAGGACGATAGCGGCATTTTATCTACCGCTGCCAAAAGTTACTTTCGAGTTACGATCCGTGAATTTAGGCATTCTTGGGTCGCTTTCTCTCATTGCGTTGTGATCTACGGAATCAGTTTGTGCGCGTGTCATGTTGTTGAAGTAAGCATTTCGTTGCTCTGCAACCTCAACAGGCATTTTACACAGCATGAGTCCACCAAGTTCGATGTTTTCATTGCCAGAGCCTCCAGCCGAGCGAGTATCAAATGTCATATCAATCTCGGGGTGGTCTTTCGCGGAGCATGGAACCCATCCTTCGCGTTTGGTAGTGCTAACATTTTTGTGGTCTGGATTATTCAAATACGAAGTACGAATCCATCGGAAAACCCAACCTGGTTGTGGTGTTGGCTCTGGTAAGTCATTTGCTGGCTTCCATGTAGCCGCCGCACGTTCTGTTTGTTGGCGAGTTTCTTGTTGTCTATTTCGTGGCTCAGTCATTTGGTAATCCTCATTGTAATTTGGCGACTTGTCTTGCGTAGTCCTGTAAGGACACGCCCAAGCGTTTTGCGATGGCTACTTGCGTAGATGAAAGCGTGACTTTTTTAGAGGGCGTCGTTCTTGACGCTGGCGCTACAACGGTCCCGTTTCGCGTAGCCCCCTTGAATCTATCTGGAAAAACCTCTCTCATCCGTTTATCTATTTGCACATAATAATCGGGGTCGGTTATAGGGTTTACTCCTGCGTTAACCAGATTTTCATGTACCGCATAGGCTAAATTGGTCATTTCTCTATCTTGACCAAACCATGAATTTTTGGCTGCCCACGTTTCAGCCTTTGGGTCGCGTGGTTTTTCTACTGGTTGTTGGTACTCAGTATAAGCAGGAACTTGGGGTGATTGCAAGTTTTGTTGCGCTGGGCGATAATTTTTTAATTGGTCTGCCTCAGTCTGTACTCGGTAAAGTTCTCTTTGTGCCATAACAAGCGCTTCAGAGTCATTGTCTTCATATGCTCTTTTATACTGTGCTTCTGCTATAACCGTATCATATACAAGCTTTTGTTGCGCTTGCTCGATCAGAGCTTTTTCACCCCATGTGAGTGTTTCTTTTAACCGATTATTTTCTTCAAGAACTGCTTTAGCATAGTTAACTGCCTCTGCACTTTGACGCGCAATGGCTTCTTTTGCGCGACGCTCGTCATGATATTTACGGTTTACTTCGTTAATTCTTTTTTGGACTTTAGTCGAATACTGACTTAACTCGTCATCGCTGACTTCTTCCGCATTTGCTAGTGGCTCTCTGCCTCGATCTTCCTCAGGAGTATCGTCTTCTATTTCAATATCAATATCGCTGTCGTTATCTAATACATCAACTTCTTCATTTAAATGTTCCATAATTCCTCCTAGTAAGCTCTACCAAAACCTTCAACAGTGGTTGCTACACCGTCTACTTGGTCGTCATATACAATGCGAAACTCTTTACCCATTACCTTACCGCGAGTACCTGAATAAGCACGAGTAATCACAAAATCACCTACTTTGCACCAAGCTCCGTTTGGAAAACGCACTTTGTCTTGATATGCGTCAGGACCAATTTTTACTACCATACCGATAGTTGATGCAACTTCTTCTTTCTGAAGCGCACTTGTTGGCTTAATAATCCCACCTGTTGTTTTTTCTTCAATCGTTGGTGTGATAATAAGGATTTTTGGACCCACTGGGTCGGGCAGCATCTCAATTAGTTTTTCTAACTGATCTTCTGTAGCTTCCTTGTCAATTGCGTCAATACTACTCATCGTCGTACTCCATCTGTTTTTTAGCGAGGCTTTTATACGTATTAAGCGCGAGTGTAAGCCCCGAAAGTACACCCACGATTTGCTGATAGTCAGCGAAATCTTTTATACCGTTGGCAGTAGCCAGCGCATCTCTGCGGCTGGCGATCTGTTCGTTTATCTCTTTTGTGAACCAGTCATCAAAATTGAATGCCTTCATTGAGGTTGTCCACTAGGCTGTTGTTGCGCTTGCATGGCTTGTTGCTGCGCTGCCTGTTGAGCTTGCTCTTGCTGTTGCTGCTGCATTGCAAGTTGTTGCTCTTTAACCGCTTGAGCCATTTGCATCTGCTCCATAGCTTGCTCTGCGTTCATCAAATTGATAGCGTGTTTAGCGGCGAGTTCGTCGCCTTTAGCACTTGCGTTAAGGACTGCTACGCGCTCTTGTAGATCAATCTTTTTCTGTTCAATGTCGAGTTTGCCTTTAACTTCTATCTCTTTAAGCTCAAGCTCTTTCTGCTGCATTTGAATAACAGGGTCTTGTGCTTGTTGCTGTGCTTGCTGTTGTTGAGCTTCGTTTTGATCTTTTTTAAGTAGCATATCAGATGCTTCAGCAAGTAATTTACTGAGTTTAACTTCCATATCTTCTGGAATTTCTTCCTCTGGTTTAGGCAACTCAACACCCATCATTTGCTCCATTTCTGACCGATACTGGAACGCCGCATGCTCCATAACGTGAGCTTGAATAGCCGCTTGAATCTGCTGACCATTGGTCATATTTTGAAACGCCTGCGCCATTTTTGGGTCATTTAACAGGTTTGTATGGATGGTCATATGAGCCATATGATCTTGATAAATAAAGGCTTTTACCTTAGTTCCCTTCATCAAGTTCATGTTTTCTGACACAGGATCCATCGGTTTAACTTCTTTGCCAGCAGGGATAAGCGTCTCTACATTCTCGATACCAAGCGCTTTGAGCATCTGACTGTGCAGGTTTGCCATGTCATATATCTGAGGTGACTGCTGTGCTAGCTGTACTGCCGCTTGATACTGCATGACTCGTTGCGCCATTGTAGAGGCGTTAGGGTTACTTGTTGGTACAATCTCTACGTTACCATAGTCTTCTTCACGAGTGTGGGGCTTATCGTCGGTGAACACGATGTCATAACCTTCGTCACCTGAGTCTTTAATAATATCCGCAAGGAGTTTTAGCTCTTGGTCTAGTGCATGATACACGCGACTTTGCACCGCTGACATTACTTTAAGGGTGCGCTCTAGGATAGCGAGCGTTGTACCCACAGGCGTTTGCCCGTTCATATCAGCTACTTTAAGGTCAGCTACTGACCCCATTCTCCGCCCTTCATCTACCACAGTCTGCAATAGTTGATATAGTACCGCTGACGGCTCTTTATAGGGTAGAGGCAGAATATTGTCTTTTAGCGCACCTGATGGAATATCAACATCTTTAAATTCCCCTGGAGAAATTGGGGTATCATCGCCTAGGATTCGCATTCCGCGAGTTTTAAAACCTGCTGGAAGATTTGACAACGTACCTGCATCAACCAACTGACGGATAATAGAGGTCGCACTTTTAGCAAAACCACCAATAATTTGCACTAAACCAAACCCATAGAACCCATCAGCAGGTACGTAAGGGTAGTGAACATAATACTGTTTTTTAATTTTAAGCTCGTCGCTTTCCTTCCAGTTTCTGCGAATCCCTATGATTTCCATAGAACTTTTCTCGATAGTCACAACATATGGAAGCGCAATTTCTGTTGGCTCACCCATCTCATCAAGATCTTCAAACCCTTCTAAATCAAGGTCTACCATCATCTCAAGCAGGATATGGCGGTCATCATAAATAGCCGAGTAACCCCCTTCTTTGTCTTTTGCATCCTGAATTTTCTCAGTGTGCTTAGCTGGCTTCTCAAGCTCAACGTCTTTATAGAACCCAGATACCTGAAGTTTACGTAGTTCATTGTGGTTTTTACGCATTACATAAGTCGCGCGTGGGCAACTCGCTAAGTCAGACGTACCATAAGAAACCACAAAGTCTTCCGCTGGGATAAACACGCTGGTTTGGCGCCCTAGTGTTGGATCAAAATACACCTTCTTAAATGCTGACCCAATTAGTGCTTGCGCCCAAAACGTGCGCTCTTGCTCGTTTCTAAACTCAGGCATGCGCTTCATAATCTGATAGTTCATATCAGCCGCTACGCGCTCTGCCGCCGCTTGTTTATCTGGTGTTTGCTTACCAAAAATCTCTGTTGAAACAGGACCTGCCGCTGGCAGTGTTTCGGTAATCATCTCCGCTTGGAACCTTACAACAGCTTCAAGTAGTAGCGGGTGGTTAACACCACAAGCTCCAGGCCAAGGCTCCATACGGTCATCATACTTAAGACCAAGCAAATCTAACCCGTCTTTGTACGTATCTTCCCAGTCTTTGCGTGAATTTCTATCATTATCATAGTCATGCACAAGGTCATTAGCCAGTGAAAAAAGATAGTCGTCGTCCAAATACTCCGCTAAATTAGCATCAAACTCAGGCACTTCTTCAATATCTGTGTCCTCACTATAGGCCATATAGGTCTCTTCACCTGTTTCTGGGTCTATATCCTGAATCTCTATTTCAATGGGTTCTTGGTCTTCATCGTCTAAGTTAAACGGTGACATGGGTTGCGATATTGCCATATTTAATGCCTCAATGTTGTTTAATAGTAAGGTCTACGTCTGCGCGAATAGTTTTGTTGTTCATATTCCTCATCGCTTGAAGTTCTGACAAAGCCGCCTTGTCTAAAGCGTAGCATAGCTTGGCTCACGGTATCCACCAAATCGTCATGCTCACCAGCAGGGAAAGACGCTACATCGTCAATAAGCTCATCCGCCCAGCGTGTCTGTGGCGCCCATACAAACCCAGAGGCAAATATGTCCGCGATGCTGTTTATTCGAGATATTTTATCATTACCCTTCGTGGGTGTATATTCTTGCACTGGTATGCCCATGCGTCGAAGCTCATATATAAGCGGAGCACCTGATGCTCTTTTCTCAATAATCACCCCATCTGGGTTCCACTCTCTGTACGCCTCAATCGCCCACTGCTTAAGTTCTGGGAATTCTACACGTTTCTTTACCGCGTCAAGCACAATAATATTGGGTCTTTTCTCTCCATCATCGCCATCATACTCAAACACGCCCCACACCGTTAAAGCACTGTAATCTGCCTTATTATGTTTCTCGAACGCGGTATCCCATGACATAAGGATAAAATCTATATTCTTGGGTGGATCTTCTTTTTCCCACTCGCGCCACCACTCACGCTTAATTAACGCCCCTTCTTCGGACGTTGGGTTCTGTTGGTACTGTGCTTGCCACTTGGCGTTTGGGATCTCTGCTTTAACAGCATCGAGTGCTTCTAGGCTCCAATACTCCGGCCATAATGATTTGCCTGAAGGCAAAATAGCGGGAAACTCAATGACATCCCAAATATCTGTGCTGTTGTTTTTTGCAGCAGATTTAATAATCTGCCCCGATAAATCTCGGAGCGACCAGCGAGTCATTACTAAAATAATAGACCCCCCAGGTTGCAAACGCTGACGAGGACCCGACGTGTACCACTCATACACCTTATCGTAAATAGCAGGATTAGACTGCGCTGCTAACGCCTCCGCCTCAGTATGAGGATCGTCAATAATTGCATAATCAGCACCGCGACCCGCCAGCGCTCCTCCCACCCCTGTTGCATAATATTCTCCGCCATGATTAGTGTTCCAGCGTCCCGCCGCTTTCGAGTCTTGTCGAAGCTCTACATCAGGAAATATCTCCCGATATTCCTCACTCCCAACAAGGTTTCTCACCTTACGACCAAAGCCCTCTGCAAGCTCTGACGTGTTCGAAATCTGCATAATCTTTTTCTTGGGGTATTTACCCAGTAGCCATGCAGGGAGAAGGTAAGATGCAAACTCCGATTTGGTGTGACGCGGCGCTAAGTTAATAATCACCCGCTTACGCTCGCCACTTGCAACAGACTCAAAAATCTTAGCTATTCGCTTGTGATGCGCCCCGTCTACGAAGTCTCCCCAGATAAATCTAACAAACGACATAAAGTCATTCTGAGCTTGCTCACGCAATTCTCTGCGTCTAAGCTCCTCAATCATCTGGGTTAGGCGGCGTTTTTCGTCTGGCGTAGCCAGTTGCATAGCCATTTTTATTGCATTTTCATCCATTTTTAAGCCTAAACACTGCGAAATTCTGCATTGATGGCAGATGAATCAATAGTGGCTGTACTCGTGCGTCCAGAGATGCTTTTAATCAAGGAAGTAAGCTCAGATTCCAGCTCAATAGTCGTTTTTTGGTTAATACTAACCTCAATTTTGTCTGAAAATAACCCCACTTCTGAGCTTTTTGCAAGGAATTCTAGCGCTTTTAGGCTTATCTTTGGGTCTTCATGCTCGGCATGTTCAAATAGCTTATACACCACGTAGTTGCGCATCTTATTGCTGGGGTCAGCAAGGACGTAATCATGCTTTGCAAGCATCTTCTCAAGCACAATTGCTGTGCCTAATGTACTTGGTTTGTCGGGCGCTGAGGGAGCCGCATGGTAGATTTGCATAGCTTCTTTCTTATCTTCTGCCGTAGGCACAGGCAAGTCAAAGCCCATTCTCTCTAGGAACGTAGCATTAAGCGTGAAACACTCTCTTGCACTAGCAAGCATAGCCTTAAATTCACTGGGATCATCTATCGCAGGTTCGATACTAAATTGTTCTTCCATAGGCGCGGTGGTCAAGTGCGTTAATATACCCCCCTCGTGGGGATGGGACCCTAAGCATAACAGCTTGGATTTATTATGACGGGTACTGGGGGGTGAATGCAATTTTTATTTTTCGTCAAATTTTATTAAAAATTATGGGGTATCTGTGATTGGTTTGGAATATGCGGGGGGACTTATGACGGGTACTGGGGGGTCTTTATGTGGGGATTTTTGGAAAAACTATGAAATGTTTGTCTGAATTAGAGATATAGGGCGCGGTAGGCTGTGCTGAGAAAAGTGGGGGGGTGGGGTAGACTGGGGGTTGATAAGTGTTTGAATTTTATAGCCTTTTGTTATCGTTTCGTTATGTTATAATTGTATGCTATTGATTTATATAGTATTTATTAGTTTATCATCACGGCATATCATCACGGCATATCATCACGGCATATCATCACGGCATATCATCACGGCATATCATCACGGCATATCATCACGGCATATCATCACGGCATAACATCACGGCATAACATCACGGCATAACATCACGGCATAACATCACGGCATAACATCACGGCATAACATCACGGCATAACATCACGGCATAGCATCACGGCATAACATCACGGCATAACATCACGGCATAATAACCATAAATGTTATAAGGTTACGCTTCTCTGGTAGCGTCATTTTTCCCACGTGGGAAATAATAAAATAGTCTTAAGTGATATAAAGTAGTTGACGTGCTAATTAATGCGCGTATAATAGCAAGCAAGTTAAGAGACGCCCGTCACTCTTAGCCTATACCCTTTATGACGGTGGTTTTATTTATAGGTGATTATCATGAAAACAAACGCAAAACAAATTGAATCTATTGCTAAACTAGCAGAATCAAAACCTTTTGACGCAATTCAAAAGGCGCATTTTCTAGCACGCGAGATTATTGGATTCAATAACGCAAGCGATAAAATTATCGCTTTACAAAATGAAATTGAAACAACAAAAACAGAAAAAGGTGCGCGTAAAAAAACCATTGACGCACTTTTAAAAGAATTATGGCAAAATGGTGTAACAATGGTAGAAGGTACGGGCGTAACAAAGTGTCCTATCCGCAACGAATTAAGACGTGTACTTGATGAAACTACATTAGCAAAACGAACAAAAGATAATATCATTTCAGCTGTAGCCTTCGCAGTTAACAATAAAAAACCATATGACATTAAAGCGCGTGATAAGCATAATGCAGCTATAAAAGCCGAAAAAGAAAAAGAAAAACTGAAATCTGAAATATTAAAAGGTGGTAGCGAATTGAAAAATGCTATACCACCAACAACGCCAGCGGCTACAACGCCAGCGGCTACAACGCCAGCGGCTACAACGCCAGCGGCTACAACGCCAGCGGCTACAACGCCAGCGGCTACAACGCCAGCGGCTACAACGCCACCTAAGGTAGAACCCGAAAAAGCAACACAATATTGCAAGTCAATGACAACTTTGATGAGTAGCGTATTCAATTTAACTGAACCGCGTCGTATGTTAAACGACGAACACGAAAAAACTTATGACGACATTATTGCATATATGAATGAAATAATGGATTTAGTGGCGTCATTGAAATAACCCACCGCCACATAGAATACCCCCTTTATGGGGGTATTTTTTTGTCTAAAATTTAACGATTAACCCCCATTATGGGGGTATTTTTTTGCCTAAAATTTAGCGTTTCATAAATCCCACGTGGGAAAAATAGCATGATTAGCTTGCAGCTCATCAATGAACGGGTATCGGATACCACAGGCACGGATCAAAACGTATATGCCTCTAGATTGAACGGAATATAATAAAAAAGCCACGACCGTGACATGACCTAAGCTACCCTACCAGTAAAAGCTAAACGTCGCTTAGAACGCATTCTCGCACGCAAGCCCTTTATTTATCACGCGGCAGATAGGCAGGAACGGGTTTACAACGGGTATCGGATAGCACAGCACAGAAAGATTTTAATTGCAAGCGAAATTATAGTAGGCATACCACCTTTTATTCGAGCACACCCAAGTATGTGCCTAGTTTCATATGATTTTTCCTATGATTTACTTATTATTATTATTATTTATAGTTAGATAGATAGATATATATATAGAAGGGCAACACTTATTTTAGAGAGTCTCTGGAAAATTAATTCCCACATTTTCTTTAGGGTTTTTGATAGGAATTCTTGCATTTATATTTTTATTGTATTTTTATACACCCTCAAAAATAAGTGTTGCCGCTCTATACCCCAACCCATTGCAAAACCTCCCCTTAAATATTCCTATGCCTTTCATACAAAAATATCGCATCGTCTGGGCACACCCAAGTATGTGCTCCCATAAAAGGTGCTTTTTCATTATCATAGTATTTTCCAATAAACTAGCAACCCTCAACCACAGCCTTCAGAACACGACGCTACCAATGACCACCACATTACGAATACACTATCTACTCATATTTCCCACGTGGGAAATCCAAGACCACTGCTGCTAGAACTCGCTTAAACTACCCTCAACCCAAGACCACAGACCACATAGTTATTCCTTTATTTTATTGACACCACTTTAAATTAGCCTATAATATAGCTTCCATTACTTAAGACAGGATTAAAAAATCATGGCAACAAAACAAAAAAACATTCCACCTCTTGCCGATTTAAAGCGCACTTTTATCTATATAGATAACACCACAGCAGGTGGTGCATTGGCAGCGTATGCGGGTAGACTATATCCTGCTGACCTATTTCACGGTAAATCCATCAAGGGAGTGCTTAATATATTAGAAGAATTTTCCGACTTGTTTTGCGGTATGCAAGACGCCACGCGCTACGTAAAGATTAAAAGCCTACGCATACCAGAGGAGAAATTAGTTTGGTATTATCACACAGGTAAATTCCCACAGAATGCGATAGAACATAAGAACAACAACCTCACTGATAATAGGTATGAAAATCTGCGGCTATCTAATGGTATGCGTAGGTCAACAAGCACAATACGTAGTGCTAGAAATATGCCTAATGCAAAACCTGCAAGCGGCGTGGTAGGTATTTATTACACGACATCACAGTACAATGCCTATATGTGGAAGGTAGAGTATGTGACCAACGTAGCAGTCGAAGTGCCCTGTGATGAGAACGGCAAGACTATTGACTGGAAATCAAAAGGGTGGCACAACAGAAAAACCAAGATGGCACATAAAAGAGAGAAAACCTTTATAGGCTTCTACCTCACGCTAGACGAGGCGAAACGTGCCTTGAGATTGCATACTAACGAGGTGAAATATGGTGTATGCAGATGGCACACCGACAACAAGATAAAGACCCTATGCCATATGATAAAAAATCAGAAAGACGGGCTATACACCTACTTAAATATGCTCTCCTATAGAGAGATACTCCCACTCGAAACGGTAAGTGATATCGCAGATAAGTTAGGCTACGCGAGCCGACCACTACAGGTTAAGTCTGCATAAGAGCAAATACAACGGGTATCCTCCATGAGGTTATGCTTCATGGAGAAAAGAAAACACTTGACAAGTGTAGCATTATGTAGTATAATATACCTAACAAAATGGTTAATGAGCGAAGCGAATTAACAGCAAAGAATCGTAACCTTAAGTTACTGAAACACATTTCCCACGTGGGAATTATAAAATGCAAAACGACTTGGAGAATACCAATGAGCTTTAAACAAGAATTAAAAAAGTTATTAGAAAAGTACAATGCTTCTATTAGTTTTGAATGTGCAGACTGTTCAGATTTGCATGGTGTGTATGATGAACGTATCGTAGTGAGCGTTAAGGAAAAAGAAATACTGTCTGTAGACGGCTACTATATAGACCAACACAATTTCCCACGTGGGAAAACTGCATGAAGCGTAGCTGAATGCTGAACAGGAGAAGAAGATGAACATATTTGTACTAGACCAAAACCCTATGCTTGCGGCACGTTTCCACTGCGATAAACACGTAATGAAGATGATTTTAGAATCAGCGCAGATGCTTTGCACTGCGATCAATGAGGAAGTAGGCACACCAATTACGCCTTATAAGAGCACACATAAAAACCACCCATGCACCAAGTGGGTTAGCGCATCGAGACACAATGCGCTGTGGTTATATCAGCTCATGGAATGCTTAGGTGACGAGTACACCTATCGCTACGGTAAGCAACACCTAACGATTGAGAAGATGCGTATCGCTCGCATCAAGGAGCTTGCCACACTTATATTACCAGACACACCACTTACAGAATTTGCACAGGCTATGCCTGACTACTGCAAAACACAGACTGATGCGGTTAGCGCATACCGATCATACTATCTAAATGAAAAGCGCGACTTATTAAGATATACCAAACGCGATCTGCCCTATTGGGCGGAGGGTTAATATGTACAAAGACCCAGAGAAACAAAAGGCGAATCGACTTGCATGGGAGCAAGCTAACCCTGAGAAACGTAAAGCTTCACGGGAGAAAGACAAGGAGAAGGCACGACTGCGTGCTAAGCAGTGGAGGCTTGACAACCCACAGAAAGTTATAGAGAACAACAAACGAGCCTATCAGAAAAGGCTTGACAAATGTAGTAAAGAGTAGTATAATATAGTCTAGAAAATAGAGTCGTGACCTCAAGTCACTGCAACCACATTATTTAACAACACATATTTCCCACGTGGGAATTATGAACAGGAGAACGACAATGAACATAGGTGCAATAGATTTTAAATTATTAAGAGAGCAGAAAGGATTTTTGCTTAATCACGGTGGGGCTGAAGCAATGGGTTTAGCCTGCTTACTAGACCATATACAAGACTGTGCTGTTGAAGAGTACGGTATGTCAATCGTTGAAGTATTTGGAGAACAAGAAGATGAGTGAGTTTACATACGAGTTAGAACCCCGTACAGCGGAGCTACTAAATTTAATAGCAAACATTTCCCACGTGGGAAAACTTCACGATGTGATGCAACAGGAGAACAAGAAGATGAAGTTTACATACGAGTTTGAACCCGAAACAGGGGAGCTGTTAATCTTTTGGGCAGACATATCCTTATTTATAAACGAGGACTACGAGGGGAAAAAGTACCCCGAAGTAGAGTACGCAAACCAACAACTATTCCTGCATCTGTGGAGCGATACGCTTGACGAGGTGGTAGAGATACCACTCGAAATAGACGGTGATGTATTTAATAAGTACATCAAAGATAACAAAGAGCTTGAACAAGCGGCTCTTAAACAATTAATAGGGGATAGAGATGGAAATTAACACCGAGAAAATGACAAACAATGAGTTGCGTAAAGCCGCGTTGCTCATTCTAAAAGGGTGTGAAATGAACATGGATCTCACCAGCTACGGTGAGGTGGGCGTAAATGAACACAACGGCAACGTGTACCTGTGGGTGGAGGACTATCCCTTCACTCTGTATATCCCACTCGGTGAGCGCAACACTGTCTATGCTTTATGGACTAACACCAACAACGGGGACGAGGTACAAACGCCAGTGCACGGTAAAAACTTAAGTAGATTACTTAAGTGGTGCACAGCTCTCGATAGAGAGCACAACGTAGACTAACTTTTCCCACGTGGGAAACTTCACGAGACGCAGTTGAGTGTTTAACAATACTAATAAACAGGTGAACAAGATGAGAGATTCAAGAAGAAACTATTTATTCCCACTCAAAGTGGGTGTGCCATATCTGATGGCGAGTGGGCTACGTAGAGTCTTCGACTCTATGGGAGACATAGCTTTTAATGGCTACGATGGTGGGACTGGTGAGCACAGCAGTACGCGGCACTTTGATATAGTAGAGTTCTGTATCGAGGATGGTGTTTGGCTAACCCATAACCATGGGGAGGTGATGGTAGCACGTCGAAGTGAGTTTAATAGAGGAGGTGAGGAGTATCCATTCCATGCAATCCCTATGAAACCAAGCCGCAAGAACTTCTTTAATGGGTTCGTAACCGAACATGGTTACGAGTTCGCCCATACAGAGCCGAGTGATAGGGTCAGAGGCTTAGACATTATTGGGTACGTCAGACCCGTATCGAGCGACGAAGCGCAAAACTATGTGTGGTTCAGAAACAAGATAGGTGCTGATGAGTATCAGTTGGTGCACGATGACTTTCCTATTGCGTGGGACACAGGTGCTCATATAAGCACCACAGAGCCAGACTTGCTGGCGTACTTTCCAACACAGAAACACTGGGACAGTAGAGTCCCACAAAAGATTAAGGCAGGGAGATACCTCAAGAAATACTTTGATTTTGGTGACGATGAAATCAGACAGAAGGCTAACCTCTTAACAGGTAACAAGCGCACACTCAAAGTGCTAACCCATTGGTATGATATGTTTGTTGCATACCGCACACTAGACACAGATGGCGTCGTGTCATCTTGTATGACAAAAGACTGCTGGCGTCCTGTGCACCCGCTCATGGTGTATCACGAGAGTGATGTGGTGCTGGCTGTAATGTACGAGGGTGATACACCCAAAGCACGGGCACTGGTGAATAAAAACACCAAGGAGTTTAATATTATCTATGGTCAATGGGAGCGTATGCTCCCCATGCTTGAGGCGGATGGCTACTCGCACGGCTCGCTAGATGGGGCTAAAATCAATAAACTTATGCGGTATGCGTCACGTGACGTGGACTGGGACAGCCTCAAAGAAAGTATAGAACCCATACGCACAACAGACAACGTGGCACTACTCATGCCCTACATCGATGGGCATCGTGACCACTCACGTGGTTGCAACAACGCGACAAGCGTTAATGTATATAGTGACTATGTAGAGATTGATGCGGATGGTCAGTTCATGGCTAATGATCATGAGAACGCTTCGATTGGTGAGGAAGAAGAAAGAGATTGCTGTGGTAATTGTGGTGAAGACTACCCGCAAGGGGATGGGTACTATATTGAAGGTGAGGGGATAGACTTATGTGATTATTGCTACCACAACCATACAGTGCGAGTTGTATCGTATGTTCACTCAACGCGAGGTTTTAGCTATGAGACGGTCACTGAGAATTATGCAGAGCGAAACTGCATCTGGCATGAGGACTCAAACGAATATTATATGGACTCGTCCGTGCTTGAGCAGGCTGGGTATGTGTGGTCTGATTATCACGATGGGTATAGAGATAAGGATGATTGCGTTTGCACAGTAGACGGTGACTGGATAGATAAGGATGAGGAGGGAATCGTGTTTGAATACGATGAAACTATAGGTGAGTATGTACTTATCCCTAAGGACACCAAGACCCGCGACCTATTTACTAGTGCACCTTCAGATAACACCACAGACCACACTATAGACTTAGCTTTAGCCGTAGCGCTAGCTGCATAAGGAGAACGACATGGAAAACATATTACACGCTATTTTAGCGGACAAACGCCCAACCAATAACCCAGAGCATTGCTTTAACTTCACAACAGCACTGCTAGACACACTCAATATTTCCCACGTGGGAGATATACACGGCAACATCACAGTCGATAGAGGTGGTGACACCTGCTTCACGTCACATACAGATACGGTAAACAATAAACTCGGAGAGAATACCCTAGTGCTTGACAGTAAAGGCTTAGTGCGAGTCGAGGGGGGTGGTGTACTGGGTGCTGATGATGGGGCTGGTATGTATGTGATGACACGTATGATACTCGCTGGCAAGTCTGGTCTGTATGTGTTCTTTGCAACAGAGGAGCAGGGACGTGTAGGCAGTAGTAACTATGCAATGCCCGAGCATATCAAGAAGTGCGTGTCGTTTGACCGCAAGGGTTATGACAATCTCATTACCCACCAGATGAGTGAGGAAGGG